GTAAAGACGGTATCGCACGGCGGAAGGAGTCAGAGGACGCCGAATGTGATGGTTGTAGATACGCGCACGCTCAGCCAATACCTGATCACTTGGTCGTACAACAACAAGTGCGAGCCCCCAACACGGGAAGACGTGAGCGTTCCCCAGTTGGATCTCAATTCCTCACTGGGGAAGCTAATTGTTTCCCCTGTTCGACGCTGAACATGGGGCGCTCTTCCTTTCCCCTGTTCGTTTGGATACGTATCCACTTCCCCAGTTCGCGCGCAATCCTCATCAATTCTTCCTCAGATGAGGACGAACTGAGGAAGCTCATGGGACTTCCCACTCTTAGATCTTATGGATAGATCTGAAGAAGATCTGACGCGCGCGAGGGAACGACTCGAGCGGAAGAAGTCGCGGGTCCTTCCAACACGGCAACCCGCGGGCAGCCAATGGCGCGCGGGATTCGATCGTTTTCGGAACGGCGAAACGGTGACACCAGGGTGAGCGCGCATTCGCGACCGATCGAACTGTCGCTTTCGGCTCTTGCACGCGAGTTCGATGTCTCGCGGGAAACCGTGCGCAGCAAACTCGCACGCGCCGGCTTCATGCCGGTGGCAAGTCCGCTGCAGGTCGTGCCACAACAATTCGATGCCCTTGGACAGGTTGATGACACGGCGAGCACCGCTGCTGTGGTCTATCGCTTGCGCGACGCGATCAAAGCCTTTCTCGCGGATCCGGCCGATAACGATCCGCAGCGTATGGCCCCGTTGCAGAAGAAGCAGCATTACCAGGCGCTTCACGAGCAGCTCAGGTTGCAGGAAGCTGCGCGCGAGCTCATTTCGTGCACCGAGGTAGAGCTCGAGCTCGCGCGGATATTCAAACTACTGGTTCAGGCGTGTGACACGATTCCGGATATTCTTGAGCGGGACTGCGGCTTGACAGGCGATGCGCTCACTAGCGTCGAGCGAGCGATCGACGCCGTTCGCGAGCAAATCTATTCGGACCTGATTCGAGCGGAGGAGCCAGCGGATGCCGGTTCTGACGCTCCCGAGCCGGGAACGTGATCGAGCGAAACGTAGAACAATTCGCCGAATTGCTGGGTTGCCCGGTCGTCGCGCTCGCTGAGTTTCTTCGCATTCACTGGCCGCCAGGCGAGAGCTTTCGCGCGGCGGAGCGCCTGCAGCTGTATCGCATTCCGCCCCCGATCATCGTCACTAAGACGAAGCCGGAGATATACCGTGAACGAGTGCGCCACCTCGTCGAGAACGGTTTGGTGCCGAGCACGACGCGAGGGATTTACGTGGTAGCCGAACAGTTCGGCCTCGAGTATCAGACGGTGCATGATGCGGTGTATCGGCCGCGGCGGCCGCGGCGGCAACGACGTGCCCCACCTGGTGCCCCACTAGTACAGCGTTAACGGTGAAGGCAGTCTCGCCGCCGTGAACCTCCTCGACATCATGACTTCGCCGTGGGCCATCGAGCCACGCGCCTTGGAAACGATCTGCGCCGTAATCAATCGCCGCCTCGCCGGCGAGCAGGTTGATCTTCTCGACATTTCCGCGAAGCTGGGCAGGCCACTCGCCAACGAAAAGCAGCCGATCACGATCGTCGGCGGCGTCGCCGTGATCGACATTTCCGGCCCGCTGGCGCGATCGATGAACCTGATGCACGACATCAGCGGTGGAACGAGCACGCAGGTTGTCGGTGCGCAGCTCGAGCGCGCAATCGCGGATCCATCGGTCCACGGAATTGTTCTCGCGATTGACTCGCCAGGTGGCACGGTCGCCGGCACACAAGAGCTCGCAGATCGTATCTACGCAGCGCGTGACACGAAGCCGATCGTTGCGGCCGCTGCCAACATGATCTGCAGCGCCGCCTACTGGATTGGCAGCGCGGCATCGAAGGTCTTTCTCGCGAGCGATACCGATATCGCCGGAAGCATCGGTGTCGTGGCGACTCACACCGACTACAGCGGTCGTGCCGCGCAGCTTGGTTTGAAGATCAGTGAAATCGCGGCCGGCAAATACAAGCGCATCGCATCCGAGCAAGCGCCTTTGACGGCGGAGGGGCGCGCGGAGATTCAGTCAAAAGTTGATCACATGTATTCCGTTTTCGTCGACGCGGTCGCGCGCAATCGCGGCGTACCGACCGATACGGCGCTCGAGCGCATGGCGGATGGGCGAACCTTCCCCGGCCGTCAGGCAATCGACGCCGGGTTGGTCGATGGCATCAAAACGCTCGATCAAGTTATCTCAGAAGTCAGCGCTGCAGGGGCGCGAGGCATTTCCTTTGCCGGAGCGACTCGGGTCGTCAATTCCGGCGGGTCTCCCGGTGTTTCCGCCCCTGCGGCCGCTGCCATGGCCGATGCGAGCGCACTCGCCAAAGAGCTGGCGGGACTCGGACTGCGACTCGACGATGGCGAGATCGCCTTTCTCGCAAGCGGCGAGCGGCCGACTGGCGCGCAAGGAATCTCGCTTCACGCACGCGTACGCGTTGCGCGCGAAGGCGCCGCCGGTCGAAAGTGTTCTGCGGTCGACGCAGTCAACCACGTGATGAAGGAGTTCAGCCTTGGCTAACAATGGTCTCACCAAGGCGTATAGCGCCGAAGGCACAATCAATCCATTCCGTATCGTCAAGGTCGGCGCCGCCGACTATGGTGTCCTTCAAGCCGCGGCGGTGGCCGACAAGTTGATCGGGATCTCGACTGAAGTGGATGCGGCATCTGGCGAGCGCGTCGACGTCGTTCACGATGGCATCGCGGACCTGAAGCTCGGCGGCACAGTCGCTCGCGGAGATCTGCTCACGTCCGATGCGAGTGGCCAGGGTGTCACTGCAGCGCCGTCCGCCGGCACCAACAATCGCGTGATTGGCGTCGCGCTGATCTCCGGAGTTATCGGCGACCTCATTCCCTGCCTGGTCAACCCGGGCAGCTTTCAGGGTTAGTTAGAGGAGAGGCAATGTCCGTTCTTAAATACATCGCACAGAATCGCGTCATTGGCTTACTGCCCATGCGGCGCCTCGCCGATGGCCAGATGATTCATCCGGAGATCAAGACCGATGAGGTGATTGAGCTCGAGTTCGCAAGAGCGGAACCGCTCGTCGTCTGCGGCGCGTTGATTCCGCAAAACCGCATCGCCTATCAGGAGCTCGGAGGCCGGCCGTTCAACCCGAACCCGATGGAAGTGCTCCGCTCTCCGGTGGTCGACGGAAAAGTGAAAGTCAACCCGGTCGCATGAGGCTCGTATGAAGCTCACAGACATTTTCGGCTCGCTTCGAACGCACAAGACTTCCCTCGTGAATCTCCAAAAGGAGATCGCGAAACTGGAAGTCGAACGTGGCGAGCTGCTCGCGGCGCCGCCGGACAAAGCCGCGGTTCTCCGTTGGGCATTGCGCGCCGTGGATCGAGCGGAGACCGACTTCGCGCAGCAACTCTCGTCTTGGTATCTCAATCAGGAGAACATCGGACAGGTTCCCGGCGCGTGGTTTGACGTGAGTTCCGGTCCGCGCTGGCTCGAGCGCCAGGAGCGGTGTCCCGGACAGATCGAAGACTCGCATGAAGTCCAAGCGGCCGCGGCCGTCATTTTCGATCGCACGACTCTGATGGCGATTCTGGCGCCGCAACTGCGCGAGCTGATCCCGAAATGGATCGCTGCGCACTTTCCGTTTCAGGCGAATGCGGTCGCATCAGAGGAGCGTGAGCGCCGGCTGGCTGAGATTGCCAATCGGCTTGAGGAGTTCGAGGCGAAGCGCGACGAGCTCGCCGGCGAGCTCAGCCAGGCGCGCGACGAGATCTCCTCACTGATTTCGGAATGAGCCCGCACGTCTTCGACATCCCCAAGCGCGACCTGGTCGATCGATACAACGATCTTCGGGAGGCCAGGGCGATACCGACGCCGGCGGAGCTCGCGAACCAAATTCGCGGGCAGCATACCGGCGACGTGACGCGGCAAGCAATCGGCCTGGTCCTGCTCGAGAAGTACGCCGGAATCTGCGGACTCGGCGACAGTTGTTGGAATGGCTTCCTTTTCGAAACCGTGTATCTCGATGAGCTGGACAAGTTTGCGAAAGGCATTCGCGATGCCGAGAGGCTCGCCGCCGGCGTCCTCGAGGAGCTGCGCGCGGCCGGATTTAAGATCAGTTGATCAACATGATCACCGGGCTGCGACTGCCGACACCGATAAGCGTCTCGAAGGAGGCGCTGCAAGATCAGCGCTCCGCCATCTTCGCAACTCTGCAGGGCAAGCCGGTGATTGTCGTCTACTGCAAACGCAACCGGGCCGGAGCCATGTGGCTGCGCGTCGACGAGAAGGGCGACGCCGGCGTCTGGACTTCGCTATCGCCCGTAAGCATCGACGAATACTTGGAGGCGCTGCGCGCCCAAGAGGTCACGTTCGCTCAGGATAAGGATCTCGTCCGATGGGTCGGACACGTTACCAATCAGTCCGGGAGGGCTAACTAATGGCAGAGGATCAAGCAAACGAAGCCGCGAGTTTCATTGAGAAACTCAAAGGCGCCGTTCCGGGAATCGTCAGCGTCGAGACAAAGACGTTCGGCCTGGTTTATATGCGAAGGCCGAGCGGCGCTGACCAGGCACGATTGCTGGGCCTTCATCGATCGCTCGAGACCTCGAAAGCCGGAGGTTTGCCACCGGCAGCGGTTCTCGCGGTCTCCATCATGAGATCTGATGGGACGCCGATGTTCACGGATCTGATGGAGGGTTTTCTCTTGCTGTCCGCTACCGGTAGCCGGCAGCTCGACGAGCTCTTTGCCGGCTTTCTCAAGATCTCGCATCTCGGCGCGCATGCACTGGAGGACGCCGAAAAAAAATCCTTGAGCGGCCAGAGCTCGGAGTCTGGCACCGGCTGACGCTGCTCATCGGCGGCTGCACGGTCGAGGAGCTGCAGACGCGGATGAGCGCGGAAGAGTTCTCGAATTGGCAAGCGTTCCTTCGAAGGCATCCGCAAGGATTCGAATGGGAGAACTGGGTACAGGCCAGCCTCATGCAGATGATCGACAGCACCAAGTCACGGCCGCGGAACAGCAAGCTTCCGAAACTTGAGAGATACCTTTGGAAGGCGCCCGCACCGCTCATGGTAGCTAGAGAGAAGGAAGCGGCCCGCCGCCGGCGCGACGCTAAGGGGAAGCCGAGTGAGTGACGTACTACTCCGATTTGGCGCAAAGGACGATGGTCTCGCTGCGCAATTTCGCCTGGTCAACAAGCAACTCGACGACTTCTCGCGCGGTGCGAGGGACGCGGCGTCCTCAATCGGTGGAGTCTTCAAATCCGTTGGGATTGCTGGCCTCGCCACGGCGGCCGCGGCCGCGGTCAAGGAACTCGTCGACCAGGCGCTCGAGTTCGCCGATGCGGTCAAGAAGATCACGGTCCAGACGGGCTTCGCCGCGGATGAAGTACAGCGGCTCATGTTCATCACGGGCCAGGCCGACGTGGAT